TGATTTGAATGCAAGTGGGGTGGTAATTCGTGATGGTTTATTGGAAAAAGTCTATCAAAGAGTACTTATTAAACATAAGAATAAAACAATATGAAGACAACCTTAAAAACTGAAATTACTGTTAAAGAAATTTGTGAAGGATTTGTCTATAACGAACTTGAAGGTAAGGGATTATTTGGACTTTCTGGTAAATTGACAATTCAGCCGGAATATCAACGAAATTATATCTATGCAGACGGCAAAAAGGATGTGGCTGTTATTGAATCACTCTTGAAGGGTTATCCCATAGGGTTGATATATTTCAACAAAGTGACAGAGGATAAGTTTGAAGTTTTAGACGGACAACAGCGAATCACCAGTTTCGGAAGATTTGTAACTGACAAATTTGCCATCAAAGAAAATGGCATGGAGCAATATTTTACCGGAATTGCAGCCGATAAGCGCAAAAGGATTTTGGAAACGAAATTGCTAATTTACGAGTGTGAAGGCGAGGAAAGTGAGATAAAGCAGTGGTTTCAGACGATTAATATTGCAGGTATTCCTCTAAATAATCAGGAAATTCTTAATGCTGTGTATTCTGGACCATTCGTAACTCTTGGCAAAGAAGAGTTCAGTAATAGCCAAAATGCCAACATACAAAAATGGAGTGCTTATGTAGCGGGGAGTGTTAATCGTCAGGATTTTTTTCAATGTGCTCTTGACTGGGTTAGCCAAGGGAAAATTGGCGATTATATGGCCCGTCATCGGAAAGAAAACAACATTAATGAATTAAAAACCTATTTTAATACCGTAATTGACTGGGTATCTCGTGTATTTATTGATGTCGAGAGCGAAATGCGAGGATTAGAGTGGGGCCGATTGTATTTACAGTATCACAACAAAGCTTATGATCCCGCTAAAGTATCAGAAGAGGTTCATAGATTACTTGGTGATCCTTATGTCACAGATCGTAAAGGAGTTTTCGAATATATCCTTGGTGGTTCTATCGACACAAAATTGCTGAATATCCGAGTTTTTGACGAGGCAACCAAGAAATCCGTTTATTCAAAACAAACTGTTGAAGCTGAAACTAAAGGGGAATCAAATTGTCCGCATTGCGCACTTGGACATGATGCCAATAAGAGAAAAATTTGGAAGTTGAGTGAAATGGATGCCGACCACGTAACAGCATGGAGCAAGGGGGGTGCGACATCAGCCAAGAACTGTCAAATGTTGTGTAAGACACACAATCGAGCAAAAGGGAACCGGTAAGTAATCTTCAGATGTCTGAATTTTCCACTTTCAGACACTTTTCTGTCCTTTAATCATTGCAATTGCAGCGATATTTTCGCTGCATGGATCACGAAATCTTAACCTGGCTGAATTCTGATCAGGATTATCCTTCAGGACTTTTATTGTACGACCAGTACTGCAAGAATACCAACCTTGGCAGGATATTACGCATTGGGGGAGCAACAGGTAAGAACCGGTTGACTCTCATCTATGAGTTGGGCAAGATTGCCAGACATTTGATGGCTTCTGCTAAAAATCTGCCATCAGAGAAACTTCCACAAGATCATGCAGGTTCAAAAAAAGATCAGGAATTCCCTTCTGAAATTTCAGGCATTGAAAAACTCCGCAGGGATCAGAAGATGCTTTACAAGATGCTCGATAACCTTCATGCCATCCTTCCTTACCGGGAAATTCATGAAAGGAAGGAGATTGCGCTTCAGATTCTGGACTTTGATGATCACCTGAAGGAGATCACCGAAAGGATCATGCATTTTGAAAAGCATGGCGTGATCCCGCCAGAACCAACTTCAGTTGTGCAAAAAAAGGTTTCTGATCTCACTGCGGCAGAACTGCTGCAGCGTCAGAATAATCTTCGCACTTATGTCACCAAATACACGCGTCTGCTTGAGGATTCAAAGACCCTGAAATCCACTTCCAACTACCGGGACAAACTTGAGAAATACCAGCTTGAACTTAATGAGGTTACAAAAAGGCTTCGCAAATGAGTTTGTTTCTGGCAGAAGAACTGGGAAAGAAAAAAACTGACCGGCCAAAGTCGGGTGCTGTTCCGTTTTCCGGCAGTAACATTCGTGTCATTGGCAAAGCAAATGAAAAGCTTCACCAGGTATTCGGAAAGGTAATCGAGGATCAATCGGTTCACTTTGCATCACTGGGGGACTGGTCCACCCATGATCTTCTGTTCTTCCTTTTGGAACAAACCGGGCCGGCCAGGGTCTATTTCACAACCTGGGCGATATCCGAATACGCAATCAGACAATTGTACCAATTCATTGAACAAGGCTTGATCCTTGAACTCAAAGGCATATTCGACTATCGCAATGGTATCCGCAAGCCGGCTGAGTTGCAGTTTTTGCAGAAGATCACAACCGATATCAAAGCGGCCAAATGCCATGCAAAGGTCACGGTCGTGGAAAACGACCAATGGGGGATCAGCGTTGTTGGTTCGGCAAACTATACCCGTAATCCCCGTATTGAAGCAGGTGTTTTGTGCTCTGATAAAGCGGTGGCTGCATTTCATCGTGACTGGATATTGAAAGAACTCTCTAATACAAGCGCCTTTGATCGATCTGAATGAATCTTTCATCACCGAGATGGAAACGTATGCCTCGCTGATGTTCACCAAGGAGGAAATTGCCGTTATCCTTGAGGTGGATCCGGCAGAATTGAATTTGCTTCTTCAGGAGCAGGAAAATCCTGTTTTCAAAGCGTTCCAGAAAGGCAGGCTTAAACGAGAAGCCGAAGTTCGCAAAGGGATCTTCGACCTAGCTCAGAACGGCTCTTCACCGGCTCAGACCTTTGCCATGAAACTGATTGAAAACGCTAAAGCAGGGGATCTATGAAAAGCCTGGTAGCAGAAACCACTCTTGAACGGATCAGATCGTATTATCTGAAAGGCGATGTTGAACTCTCGGAACATGATCAGCGGCTTCGCGAGCGATGGGAAGCCGCTCATTCGATGCTGATCAATCAAAACAGCGTTGTGCGGGAAGTCGTAAAGATGCTCATGAAAGTTTATAGCATCTCCGATGTACAGGCTTACCGGGATGTTTACAATTGCACCCGGTGTTTCGGACCGGTCGGAGGGATGGATCGCCAGGCGTTGCGAAACATGGTCACTCAATGGGCAATAGAAGATTATCGAAAAGCCCGGGTGAAGAATGATTTCAGGGCAATGGACAAATTCCTGGAAAGGATCACCAGGGCCAACAACCTGGATAAAGAAGACATGGAGCTTCCCGATCCGTCAAAGATCCAACCGCCGGTTCAGCTTCTTTCGATCAACTACAGTTTCCTCAATACGGAATTCTTCAAACTCATCGACCCAAGAGCACAGAAAGCGCTGCTTGAACTTAACGAGAAAGTGATGGCATTGATCGATGCTTCGCCTATTGCCGAATATAAAGACATTCTCCTGGCTGACGAAATCACCTTTGAAGATGTTAACGACTGAAATCAGGCCGGCACCTTTTCTGAATGATCCACAGGTAGCAATACAGCTTTCCCATTGTCCGCATAAAGTTTTCATCGGTGGTAGGGGAGTAGGCAAAACGACCATCATAGCAGAGGAGATCATCAAATATCTGGTGGCCATGCCCCGGGGGAAGATTTCTCTCAATGGCCTTACCTATTTTCATATCCGGACAAAATCGCTTCCCCCGATCATTGACCATTTCGAACGTCGAGGCCTATACAGGGGGATCCATTATTTTATCGGCCACAGAGCTCCAGGGAAATATCTGTGGGATGAACCGTATGCACCGCCACTGGATTATACCAACTGCATCCATTTTTACAATGGCTTTGTTGTTGAGTTTAACTCATTTGACCGCCCTGAGATGGCAAGGTCCGGGTCCTATGACGGGATGATCTTCGATGAATGTACAAAGCTGAAGAAAACGGCCATCGATGCTGATGTCCTGCCGGCAAACCGTGGAAACCGGGATCGGTTCGGACATTTACGCTTTCATCACGGAACGTTATTCCTGGGCACAATGCCGCTGACCCCGGACGGGGACTGGGTCTTTGAATACCAAGAACTGGCCGCCAGGTTGCCGGCAAGGTATTGTTATATGGAAGCTTCGGCTTTGATGAATCGGAAGATCCTCGGTGATATGTATTTCCGGGATCTGAAACGGGTTTTGCCAAAGATCGTTTACAACCTGGAAGTGCTCAACATCCGGAGACAACAGAATGCAAATGGCTTTTACCCGCTGTTGAAATCTTCCGTTCACGGTTACTCTGATTCCTACGAGTACAACTACATTGACCAGGCGAACACGGAATTGCAGGGGAGCATTTTTGACTGCCGTGCCGATAAGGATTGCATCGACAGCGAGCCACTTTATCTATCCTTTGACTTTGGCACTACTCAGAACTGTATGATTGTTGCTCAATGGGACAGACCACGCAACGAATTCCGTATCATTCGCAACTTCTTTGTTGAGAACGAGACTCTCAGCGTTCTGGTGCAGAAGTTCATCGATCATTATGCCCTGAAACAGAACCGCTTTTTATACCTGTATGGTGGTTCGGATGGCAACCGAAGAAATGATGCCGCTTCAAGGGATTCCTATTTCGATGATGTCCGGGAGCAGTTATCCAAAGCCCGCTGGGAAGTACAGTTAAGAGCTGAACTATACGAAGCACACCATATGGACAAGTATCAATTCTGGCATAAGTTCCTTTCCG